CCCATATATGCAGCTAAAGCGATGCAACAAATTGAAGATACAGTGCACATGGGGAATATTCTTAAGAAACGTTTTGTGAAAAACGTTTTCCAATTTGACTGTAACTTAATTTCACCAAATAAATATCCAGTGATCATAAAGAAAACTGCAACACCGAATGTACCTATATAGGCTATAGAGTTATCATTGATTTTCCAAGTGCCTGTTTTGAAAAATATTTCCGAATAGCTATTATGATGAAACGCTACAAATGCCGCTAAAAGATAGCGTAAGCCGTCGATGTTGTAATTTCTGTTATGCTCAAAACAGTCTTTCCCTAAGCCGAAAATAAAAGATGCGGAGAGTATACAGAATAAAGCCCATATCAGATGTAAGTTCATTTTTTGTCGCAAGAAAATTAAAATGGCTTTTATAAAGTACAGTATTTTATCATGTTTTTGAAGTTTGTGTGAAGATGATTGTGAGTGTTTTTATAGTCCATTTATCGGCTTGGGAATAGAACAAACTAATGAGAGATGTAGTTGGATTTATCTATGAAACATCTCTAATTCTTATAGCGATTCTGGGGTTTAAATTTTTAGACTTAAGCATGTGATTCAGTCTGCTCAGCTTTTTGTATGATCGACAAAACAATTTTGCAAAGATTTGTTTGCAAACAATACACTCCATCCTATGGCGAAACCTAAACACCGGAGGGTTCGCCGTATGGCTCAGGATTATCACCACGGTGTGCGCGTCGTTGAAGTCAACGATGGCACACGCCCCATTTCAACAGTAAGCACGGCAATTGTCGGCATGGTCTGCACCGGCGATGCCGCCGATGCGGCAATGTTCCCTCTCAATAAACCTGTTCTGCTGACCGATGTCTTGACTGCCAGTGGTAAAGCGGGCGAGTCCGGCACGCTGGCTCGCTCTCTGGATGCGATTGCCGATCAGGCCAAACCCGTCACCGTTGTGGTGCGCGTGGCCCAGGGCGAAACCGAAGCGGAAACCACCTCCAACATCATCGGCGGCGTGACCGCTGACGGCAAAAAAACAGGCATGAAGGCGCTGCTGTCGGCTCAGTCGCAGCTCGGCGTGAAACCGCGCATCCTTGGCGTGCCAGGGCATGATACGCAGGCTGTGGCGACGGAACTGCTGAGCGTGGCGCAGAGCCTGCGTGGGTTTGCCTACCTCTCCGCCTACGGCTGCAAAACGGTGGAGGACGCCATTGCCTACCGCGCGAATTTCAGCCAGCATGAGGGGATGCTGATCTGGCCTGACTTCATCAACTTCGACACCGTGCTGAATGCCGACGCGACGGCATACGCCTCCGCCCGTGCGCTCCGCCTGCGCGCCAAAATCGAAAAGCAGACCGGCTGGCACAAAACCCTGTCCAACGTCGGCGTAAACGGCGTTACCGGGCTGTCCGCCGATGTGTTCTGGGACCTGCAGGACCCGGCAACCGATGCGGGACTGCTGAACCAGAACGACGTCACCACCCTTATCCGCAAGGATGGCTTCCGCTTCTGGGGTTCCCGCTGCCTGAGCGACGATCCGCTGTTTGCCTTTGAGAACTACACCCGCACGGCGCAGGTACTGGCGGACACCATCGCCGAAGCGCATATGTGGGCGGTGGATGGCGTGCTGAATCCGTCGCTGGCCCGCGACATTATCGAAGGTATTCGCGCCAAGCTGCGCAGCCTGAAATCGCAGGGCTACATCATCGGCGCGGACTGCTGGCTGGATGAGGTGTGAACGATAAAGACTCCCTGAAAGCCGGGAAACTCACCATCGACTACGACTACACGCCAGTGCCGCCGCTGGAAAACCTGATGCTGCGCCAGCGCATCACCGATCAGTACCTGCTGGATTTCTCCAGCCAGGTCAGCGCGTAAGGGGACACCATGGCTTTACCACGCAAGTTAAAACACCTGAACCTGTTCAACGACGGGAACAACTGGCAGGGGATCGTCGAATCGCTGACCCTGCCGAAATTCACCCGCAAGTTTGAGAAGTATCGCGGCGGCGGGATGCCGGGCGCGGTGGATGTGGATATGGGGCTGGACGACGGAGCCATTGATACGGAGTTTTCCATTGGGGGCACCAGGTTTCCAGCGAGACCAAAGAACGATACAACCAGTGCATCAATATCGAATGCGGGCATACGTTCGTGCCCCATGAAACGTTTGTCCGTTCTGTCTGCCGTCCGCAAAAGATCAGCGCCGCACCACCTCATCCGAAAGGAATGCAGGAGCAATTAGCTTACTAACCCGTCAATGGCGGGTTTTTACTGCGCCATTACTCGTCTTCTGAAACCCCTTTCATCAGCAATCTCCATCAATCTTGCATCTGCTGCAGCCTGACTACGCATTCCTGAGAGCGTCATTCTAAAATGATGAGCATTTCCCTGAATGTTTAATGGTAGGGGAATCGACGCGATCAGCGTGTCCTCAAGTTCCCATGGCGCTTCGACAGTTATCCAATGAACTCTGGCATTCTTTTCCATCCAGGCATCAAGCCACTGCTCGCCTGGGTGTGTGAATGTCATTCTGGAGCCAGATCCAACTCGGCGCAGGGGAAAACTGCTTACACCGCTTAGTAACACGCCAAGTGTGCGTCTGAGCGTTGAACCTGCAGCATTGCCGCTATAGTGCGTTTTGATACGCTTTCTCAGATTCGAACGACTATTCGGTTTCCCGCGCTGATCTGGCGAAATGCCGACGTACAGTAACGTGTAGCCATTACAGGTAATGCAACCCTCTACCGGTACGCCCGGGGGGACTTCCTTAAACCACCAAAAATAGACGCCGTTCAATGCGGGAACTGGCGTTGGCTTACTCATGACTTCCGTTCTGCTGTAAGTTTTCTCGGGGTAAAATTCGAACATGCGGCTTTCCTTACTGACTTTTTTTCTGATTCTATTCATTTGCAGCCAGGATTCGATGGTTTTTGAAAGTGAGAAGGACGACAAAATAGAGGGATTTGAACTCAGGTTTTTGTGACGGGTTTTATCGCTGCCGCCAATTTGTCGCCATGCACAGAAAGGTAGTGGAGTAAGTTGTTGATTTTATTGGGGATGGATTTCAGGCAACAAAAAACCCATCAACCTTGAACCAAAATGGCGGGGTTGATGGGCTCCACAAAATGGGGGACATCAAAGAAAAGCAGTGGCAATAGTTATGACTGCCTCATATACAAAAAGTTCTGCGCATCGCGAAAATAATTCGGGGATGCGCAAACTTCAGAGTTATCCGAGCGCGGGCCAGATAATGATGATCAGCGTACCGGCCAGCGTCAGCAGGACGTTGGCGATGGCGTACGTGCCTGCGTAGCCCAGCGCCGGGATGTTGCTGCGGGCGGTGTCGCTAATGATTTCCATCGCCGGTGCACAGGTGCGCGCGCCCATCATGGCGCCAAACAGCATTGCGCGGTTCATGCGCAGCACGTAAGCGCCGAACAGGAAGCAGATCACCACCGGCAGCAGGCTGACGATCAACCCGGCGACCAGCATCTGCCAGCCGACGGCACCCAGACTGTGTCCGATGCCGCTGCCTGCGCTCAAACCCACGCCCGCCATAAAGACCATCAGGCCGAACTCTTTCACCATGTTCAGCGCGCCCTGCGGGATATAGCCGAAGGTCGGGTGGTTGGCTCGCAGGAAGCCGAGCATGATCCCGGCGAACAACAGACCCGCAGCGTTACCCACGCCGAAGCTAAAGTTGCTGAACTGGAAGGTGATCATCCCAATCATCAGGCCGACAATAAAGAAGGCGCAGAAGGCGAGCAGGTCGGTAACCTGGCTGTGAATGGAGATAAAGCCGATGCGGTCGGCGACGGTTTTCACGCGGCGCGCGTCGCCACTGACCTGAAGAACGTCGCCTTTGTTCAGCACGACGTTATCGTCAATGGGCATCTCAATCTGGCTGCGGATGACCCGGTTCAGGAAGCAGCCGTGATCCGTCAGCTTCAGCTGTGCCAGACGACGTCCGACGGCGTTATGGTTTTTCACTACAATCTCTTCCGTGACGATACGCATGTCGAGCAGGTCGCGGTCGAACACCTCTTTACCGTTACGGAAACTCGGGTCAAGGCGCGCGTGCGCGTCCGGGTAGCCGACCAGGGCGATATCATCCCCCATCTGCAGCACCGCATCACCGTCCGGGTTAGCCAGAATACCGTTGCGGCGAATACGTTCGATATAGCAGCCCGTCTGGCGGTAGATGCCCAGCTCGCGCAGGTTTTTGCCGTCGGCCCAGGCAACCAGCTCCGGCCCGACGCGATAGGCGCGAATGACGGGCAGATAGACTTTACGTTTGGTGTCGGTGTCCAGACCGCGCTCGCGCGCAATCTGCTGGGCGCTGGTCTGGAGATCCTGATGCTGCAGTTTAGGCAGATAACGCGCAGCGACGATAAGGCTCACCAGCCCAATGAGATAGGTCAGGGCGTAGCCGAGACTCAGGTGGTCAAGCGCCAGCGAAAGCTGACCGCTCTCCATACCCGAGTGGCGCAACGTATCACCCGCACCGACCAGCACCGGCGTCGAAGTCATCGAACCGGCCAGCATCCCGGCGGTTAAGCCGATATCCCAGCCAAACAGTTTACCCAGCCCTAACGCTATCACCAGGGCGCTGCCGACCATCACCAGCGCCAGCATCAGATAATTTTTGCCGTCGCGGAAAAAAATTGAAAAAAAGTTCGGCCCTGCTTCCACGCCAACACAAAAAATAAACAGCATAAAACCGAGATTAAGCGCATCCGTGTTAATGCTGAAATGCTGCTGGCCTAATAATAATGAGACCACTAAAACGCCAATGGAATTACCAAGTTGAACTGAACCCAGGCGTAATTTACCCAGACACAGTCCCAGTGCCAGTACAACAAATAATAACAGGATGTAATTCCCATTTAACAAATCTGCGACGTTTATATTCACGGAGGCTAACTTCTTGTTTACCGTTAAGCTGTTGAAAGGATGGGGGATTTAGGCTACTGTTTTATCCCATGTGAGTGAAGGGATTCTCCCTTTCGCCCATACAGAATATATCCCACAGAACAATAACTGGCCGATAGTCTAATCGTATTAGATATCCAGGGCCAGAAAAGATCGCGTAACAATCTATGAGCTTTGGCAAGGAATGCCACATTGCATTATCTGACTGGGCGTCCTCTGGACGAATGTGTATTCGATAGTGATGGAGTCAGGAGGATTTTTGAACATCAAGCGGAACTGGACAGGTGTCGTCTGCTGTTTTCTACTGTTTATCGCCGTATGCCTTTCTTTAGCCTTCCACGTGAAGGGGGCATTCAGGGCATCAGGCCATCCTGAACTGGGTTTACTCTTTTTCATTTTGCCAGGCGTGGTGGCGAGTTTTCTCTCCCGCGGGGGAGAAGTGGTCAAACCGCTGATTGGCGCGATGCTCGCGGCACCGTTATGTCTGGTGGTGATGCGTCTCGTTTTTGTCTCGCCGCGCTCGTTATGGCAAGAGCTGGCGTGGCTGTTGAGCGGGATTTTCTGGTGTGCGCTGGGGGCGCTCTGTTTTATGTTCGTGCGCAGCCTGGTGTATCGCTGGCGACACAAATAAAAACGCCCTCCTGAGAGGGCGTTATCGAGTTACTGGGCTGCAAACAGTCCCAGATTTTCTTTCGCGTAGGCTTCGAAATCGGTGAAGCCGCCAATGTGCGTCTGATCGAGGAAAATCTGCGGAACAGTTTCAACAGGTTTACCCACGGTTTTTTCCAGATCGGCTTTGCTGATGCCTTCTGCGTGGATATCCACGTAGCGGAAGTTAAAATCATCGCGCTCGGCGGTCAGTTTTTCTGCCAGTTCTTTAGCGCGGACGCAGTAAGGGCATCCCGGACGTCCAAAAATCACTGCAAACATATCTCTCTCCTCAAAACGTAAGCCCGACGGCGAATGGCGCTTAGTGTGCCCGATAACCCTTGCTCATGGAAAGCAGGTTTTACCTGTCGCTTTAATACTTACAGACTATGTTTTGCCAATTACATCACACTTTTCTTTGCCTATACTGGCTGTCAAACCGCGTTCAGACAGACAAAAGAGAGACCCAATGACGCCGACTATTGATACCATTCGCGCCCACCGTTCCATCCGCCATTTTACCGATCGGCCAATCAGCGACGCCGAGCGCGAGGCGATTGTGGACAGCGCGAGAGCAACCTCCAGCTCCAGTTTTTTGCAGTGCACATCGATTATTCGTATCACCGACCCCGCAATGCGTGAAAAGCTGGTGACACTCACCGGCGGACAACCGCACGTGGCGCAGGCCGCAGAGTTTTGGGTGTTTTGTGCCGACTTCAACCGCCATCTGCAAATCTGCCCGGATGCGCAACTGGGCCTGGCGGAACAGCTGCTGCTTGGCGTCGTGGACACGGCGATGATGGCGCAAAATGCGCTGACGGCGGCGGAATCCCTGGGATTAGGCGGCGTGTACATTGGCGGCCTGCGTAACAATATCAATGACGTGACCGAACTGCTGGCGTTGCCAAAACATGTTTTACCGCTGTTTGGCCTGTGCCTCGGCTGGCCGGCAGATAACCCGGATCTCAAGCCGCGTATGCCAGCGGCGATGCTTGTGCACGAAAATCATTACCAGCCGGTGGATGCGCAGGTTCTCGCCAAGTATGACGAAGAACTCGCCAGCTACTATCTGTCGCGCGGAAGCAATAATCGCCGCGATACCTGGAGCGATCACATCCGTCGCACCATCATTAAAGAAAACCGTCCGTTTATTCTCGACTATTTGCATAAACAGGGCTGGGCTGTGCGTTAAGTCCATTCATCCTGTGCCTGCCTGCGTGTATGATACGCAGGCTTTTATCGAGTCTTTAGAGAGGTGCAGGGTGAAAATTGCCATTTTGTCCCGGGATGGAACGCTCTATTCGTGTAAAC